CTCCTATGTTGATTAAGTCTAGTAAGCATACTGCGTCTAATCTACCAAATTCATCATGATAGTAATAACCAGGCCGTTGGCACCTGTTGCAGGGTTTTGGCCTGGTAGTAGACTTGTACTTGGATAAGTAATAGGCAGGGGATCCATATCTATCCAAGTCTCTGCTTCCCAGATTCAAAGTTTAGCAGATATTTATAAATTTTGATTTTGAGATGATGTTCTGATGAAATTGTTCCATTTTCTAATTTACCAATTGTAGTATTACATGCTTGGCAAACTATTCCTCTAACACATTTCCCGCAACTTGTTTTACCTGAACAGCATGAATGATCATGATCAACAGTTAAATTTTCCATAGAGCTACATACATAGCATCCATTTTTAATCATTTCATCATATGTATCTTTATCTAATTTATATTTATATTTTAAACTAGCGTATTTATTAGGTGTATCTTTAATTAAATCCATATCTGTACCATTCTTTTTTCTTGTGTAATGTGTATTACATAATCCTTTAGAATAATGATTTTTATCACAATTATTCCAGGTACATTTTATATTTTTATTAGTTCTTGATAGATAAGTCATTGCTGTCCTGCAAGGACTGCAATAGTAATCTAATTTATCTTTACTTGCAGATCTCTTAGCAAATTTATCTATGGATTTCTTTATATTACATCTAGAACATTTCTTAGTTTCTTGCATATCCCACCATTTTTCTATCAGCTAACTACTGATATAACTTATTATACTATATCTTTTTTTAAAGGCAAATCTATAGTTTCTGGGTAATTCCATCTAGGGTCTCTTTTTATTTGATTAGCTACAAAATCATCTAGGAATTTATCTATTAATATATCTAATTCTTCATTTGAAAGAATCATTATTTGATCTAATGTATATGTTCTCCAAAAGCTTCTAATGAAAGCATTTTGTTTTCCTGGTTTCCCGCCTCTTTCTTCAATTGGACGGACTTTATTTTTTCTTGATCTAGGTTTACCAGCATCACTTCTTTTAGATCTAATTTTATTTTCCCTTTTTCTTTATTATTAATATTATTAATTATAATAATATATAATTATATATCTTATATCTTATATATCTTATATATTAAATAATATATATTTATATTATAGCGATTCTTTTATTAAAAGCAAAATCATTTTCCTAGCCGTTTTAAAACCCCAATCTATTAAGACCTATACATTCATACCAGATTGATATGAAAGTGTCTTAAAACCCCCTTAGAAGGCTTTTAAAGGGCATTCTAGGATATAGTCATAGATAAAGAAAAGAGAGGCGGTAGTGGGGATATCGTCAACAGTAAAAAACCACTACCACCCCTCTTATAATACTACAGGAAAAGGGTGGTGAACCTGCAGTAAATCTATTCTACCAAATATTGAATTATCTGGTTAATTCATCCTTTTCATAGATGTAATCTACATACATAGTTCTATTTGCTGTACCAACAGCTTTCCATATACCAAGTCTAATATATGGTGAATTTGCAGTTATAGCACCTGTATATGTAGCAATTTGAGTTCCATTGACATAGTAATTTGTTGTAGAATTTGAACCACTCTTAGTAATTTCAATTTTTAGCTTATGCCATGCACCAGATGTAACTGTTACTTGATTTGTAATAGTTGGCCAATTTTGTCCTATTCCTGAATGTTGTGCCTTTGTCTGCCAATATGTATGAGATACATATCCAGATGCTGTATATACATTTGTTGGACTATTATAATAAAATATATGATTTTCATTTGAACTGCTATTGAATGATGTTGTATCACCAGCAAGTCCAAAAGAAATATAATATTCATCAGTTGCTGATAAATCTGAAAGCATAATTCTTGCTTCTAATGTAACCTTATCTGCTGATGTAGTTGCAGGTTCAAGTTGATACATTCTATAGCTTCCAGTAGTACCAGTAGTGCCTGTAGTAAAACCAGCAACACCTGATGCGTTTGATGAATATCCCGTAAAGTTAGTATCTAAAAAGTTTGCTGATCCACCATTAGATCCAACTCCTGATAACCATACACCTGTAGCAAATGTTGTTCCATGAAAGTCTTGAATTCTTTCTGATCCAGATGCTCTATCAAGTCCCGCTCCCGCAGGTCCTGTAGCTCCAGTGGCTCCTGTAGCACCAGTGGCTCCAGTGTCTCCTTTGGGTCCTGTGGCACCAGTTGCACCCGTAGCTCCTGTTGCTCCTGCAGGTCCTTGTGGACCTTGTTCTCCTTGAATTCCCTGAGGGCCTTGAATTCCTTGAGGGCCAGTGTCACCTGTATCTCCCTTAGGACCTTGGTTTCCCTGTGGACCTTGTGCACCAGTATTTCCAGTATTTCCTTTTAATCCACGTTGTCCAATAACTATTAATCTATATGATGTTGATGAAGCATATGTATTATTTGATTGAACATAAACTTGAGCATTTCCATCTAAATCAACATAATCCATAATTCCATAAACTCTATTCCAGCCATCATAGTTATCAACTAATACAACAGGTACTCCAGTACTAAATACTTCAGGTACTGGAACATTTAATGGAATTGCATCTCCAACTCCATATTCTGTGAAGTCATATGTGTAGTTTAAATCAAACCAGAGCTCTTGTGCGTCCTGTCCAGCATCGCCTTGAGGTCCTTGGTCTCCCTGTGGTCCCTGCGGTCCTGTATCGCCCTGTGGGCCCGTTTCTCCCTGTATTCCTTGGATGCCCTGTGGACCAGTTTCTCCCTGAATTCCTTGAGGACCTTGATCGCCTTGGTCTCCCTTTTCTCCTTGAATTCCTTGAATACCTTGAGGACCAGGTTCTCCTTGTGGCCCTTGGTCTCCCTGTGGACCCTGTGGTCCAACTTGACCTTGATATGTTAAAACTAATATAATTGAATGATTGTTAGCAAAGTTTCCACCAACATGATCAATAAGAGTTACTGCATATGTATCATAAGTTGCATATTTTGTAATTCCTGTTACTGACCATGTCTGATATTGATTTGAATCAACATTTGACTGAATAACTAAAACATCGCCATCATTAATTAAATCAAGGAATAGATCAATATCTGTTCCATCTGAATCTGTATGACTAATTGAAATTTCAGTAGCATTTATTTGTGTTGTGTTATTCCATTGGATGTTATGGATTCCTGGGTCTCCATTAGTTCCCGTCTTTGCTGTGTAATGGAAGTGTGATGCAGATCCACCTGCTGGTCCTTGTGGGCCAGTATCTCCAGTGTCTCCCTTATCACCTTTTTCACCCTGAATACCTTGAATACCTTGAGGCCCCTGATCTCCAGTATCGCCTTTTTCTCCTTGGATACCTTGTGGACCTTGTGTCCCTTGTTCTCCTTGAATACCTTGCGGTCCTTGTTCACCAGTTTCACCTTGAATGCCTTGTGGACCTTGTGGTCCAGTTGCACCTGTTGCACCAGTATCACCTTTAGGACCTGTAGCACCTTGCAAACCAGTAGAACCTGTATCACCTTTAGGACCTTGTGCACCTGTAGCACCTTGTGGTCCAGTTGCACCTGTGTCACCTTTATTACCTTGAATACCTTGGATACCCTGAATTCCTTGAGGTCCTGTTAATCCTTGTGGTCCAGTAGAACCAGTTGCTCCAGTAGATCCTGTGTCGCCTTTTTCACCTTGTGGTCCTTGTGGACCTGTTTCACCTTGAGGACCTGTTTCACCTTGAGGACCTTGTGGTCCTTGAACAAGTGTTGATTCAATTCCTGTTAAATAAAGTTTAAGTTCATCTCTTGATACTACCTCAAGTTTAACTGGTGTATCTTCAATTAATTCTAAATTTATGCCCATGTTATATCCTCCTCAACAAATATTGTGCCGTAGAGAAGTGTCTTAACATTCCCGTCATATGTTGATTGAATATCAAAATAGCAAATACTTGGAAGAGCAGACGTATCAAGTGCTACAGTGATTATATTCTCCTGTGCACTTACTTCTAATGTTTGTAGAGCTGTCTCACTATTTGGATACTCTCTAACCATTCCTTCTAATGAATATCCAGTTAAATCAAACTGTGTACCATCATCATTTAATGCAGCAATTGTCAGATTGCTGGTGTCATTTCTATAAACCCGCCACTCAAATTTAGGTGGCTGTGCGTTAACTACTTTTGTCATAATTCCTCCGTAATACTTCTATTGTAGAATATATGTATTATGACAGCAGAAATAATCGCAGCTATAGCCTCAGGCATTGTAGCCATATTAGGAGCATTTTATGGCTTCAATAAATGGATGATCAAGACATTCCTACATGAACTTCGCCCAAATGGCGGATCAAGTCTAAAAGACCAAATCAATAGACTTGAAGAGAGAGTTGACGATATATATAAAATTTTAGCCAATGGAGGTAAAAAATGAAGAACGTTTATTACAAGGGTAAACTTATTCCAGTAAAAGATTGGGATTTTGAAACCCGCCGTCCAAAAGAAAAGATTGCAAAGGCCAAGAAAGCTTCCGAAGATGTGGTGGCTGAGCCTACACCAGAGGTAACAGAAGAATAAGAAAACCCCGCAGACCTGTCTCTACGGGGTATCTTTTTGCCTAGGGCAAGTTAGGCAAACTTAGTAAGCTTCAGTTTCTGTAGCTAAAACCATATAATCATCATCAGTACCAGCATAATTACCATTTTCTCTTGTTGTATATTGCGTAATAATTGCAAAAACCCAAGCTTCTTTAGTTCCTGCTGGTCCTAAATAATCTATATTTAATTCTTCATTCACAAATGGAGTTTGCGGATCTAATACATCTAAAGTTGCAAACCAAAACTTAGCATAATCTGGTCCATAATTAGAGCCATCTGTTTTAACTAAATCAAATGTAGACATTAGGTTAAATGTTTCATAAGATATTTTGTCATAATACTCTTCATCATAAACTCCATACTTTGTAATTTCACAAATAGCACCTTTTAATGTTTGATCAGCTATTTTAACTTTAACATTTGTAAGAGCTGTATCTGAATCATTGTAGATTGCTAGAATTCTCTTTGATAAAGTTGTTGCTCGTTTAAATGCTACTGCATCCCCCATTCCTAGTGGTTTTGGATTACCTAAATATTGTCCTGAATTTACTGTATCTACAACATTCCATAATGGATCAAATCCATACTTATATCCTGGAATTATGCCAAGATTTGTATCTGCTTCCATACCTAAATATGATGTTCTATAATCTTCAAATGGTAATAGGCCAGTTGCATCTACTTTAGCTGTAGTCACATTTTCAAACCATGATCCTGTTCCACTTGGAATAGGGACTGGGAATCCTACAAAGTAATTCCCGCCAAGTTGTGATCCAGTTGGTTCCCCATCTAAAGCCTGAAAATCTTCTGTAATGTGAAATCTTGCTGTTGATGTGACGGAATTCATAAATTGATTATTTTCAATTTGACCGTTTCTAGTTAAACTAATTCCAAATAATCTCATGATTGTGTTGTTGTGGTCTCCGTCCATTGAATTGTAACTGTGAAGTATGTACTTGCTGATGTTATAGCACCATAACTTGAAGCATTTGCATCTAATGCATTTACTACTAGTGGATAAGCTGGTGCTGTAAAGCACATAGTTCTTAGTGTACTATTTAAGTTAATTGAATAACTGTTTCCATTTGTTTGGTTTCCAGCATATTGTGTGCTCTTTGTAATGTTATTTAAATTAATTGTTGCTGGAGCAGTGCTATTTGTAATCGCATCATATCCAAAATAGACAGGTTTGCTTGAATTACCAGTTCCAGTTGCTACTGTATAGTTAAATGTAACTCCAGTAATTGTATATGGTTTATTTCCAGATACTGCATTACAAGCTGCAGCAAGAGTAGCATCATTAACTTTAATTAAAGATACTTGGTCTCCCGTAGTTGATGTAGATGAATACTTACCAAAATATAGAGATTCAGGATTTATTGTTCTCTTACCACCAGCGGATGTAGCACCAGATCCATAATATGTTGCTTGCCAATCTGGATACCAAACATAAGCTGTTCCAGTCATTGTTTGTGTTGTTGTAGTGGTTACATAAGCTCTATATTTAACATAATTTACTGATGTTCCACGCAATACTGATGATCCAGAAGCAGTTCCCTGTGTTGATACAGTTCCAACCAAAGAAGCATTTGATGTGGGAGTTTCAGTTACAGTTCCCACATTTAAACCTGCATTTGTTAACAATGTATTTGCATTTGTATATGTTTGACCAACAATGTTAGGAACAGTTGTATAAGGATTTAAAACATAAGTTGTGTAATTTACTGATGTTCCAAGATTCTGTGTTGATCCTGATGTTGGTGTTTGTGTTGCAATTTGTCCAACTTGGCTCTGTAAATTTGTATTAACAGTTCCAGTTTCATATCCAATTACAAGTCCAACTGCTGATAATGTACCAGCTGCAACTGATGGTGTTTGACCAACAATATTAGGGGTATTTACAGTTTTTAGCGGTACATATAAGTTGTAATTAACTGCAGAATTAACTGGTTGCACAGTTCCAGAAGCTGGAGTTTGTGCTTGAATTTTATTGTGTAAAGTTGTATTAGATGTTTCAGTTTCAGCATATTTATAACCAAGTTGTAGTTCTGCTGCCTGAAGCAATGATGTAGCTGTAGCTAATGTTTGTCCAACTATATTAGGAACTGTTGTAGTTGTATTAGGAATATATACTACATAATTAACTGTTGTATTTACTGGTCTTGAAGTTCCCGCTCCATATTGTTGAGATGCAATTGTTCCCTCAAGAGATGTATTTGTTGTTTCAAGAGTAGTTTCAGTTCCTGAGAATAACTCAGCTGCTGATAGCAATGAATTTGCTTGAGCTGGTGTTTTTCCTACAATATTTGGAACAGTTGTTGTGGTATTTGGAACATAAACACGATAGTTTACTGTTGTTCCAGCCTGCAATTGCTGTCCAGCATTGTACTGTTGAGATTCAACTTTTCCTTCTAATGCTGTATTTGTTGTCTCTATGGTTGTTCTTGTACCCATATCAAGATTAACTGCAGCTAATAAAGAATAAACTGAATATTCATCTTGTCCAACAAGTTGTGGCATTGTAGCATATGGTTTTTGAATGTAATAATCAAAATTAACTACTGTACCAACATTAACTGTTGTTCCTGCAGTAGGATATTGAACATCTGGTACAACTTTACCTATAAGAGTTTTATCATATGTTTCAATTGTATCTTGATATCCAACAACTAAACCAAGACTTGTTAAAGCTGTTTCTGCTTCAGTTTTTAATTTACCATTCAATTGTGGTACAGAAACTGTAGCTGCTTTGTACTGATAGACAACTATATTAACAAATGAATTTCCTACATATTTTAATAATGGTTGAGGATACTGTGAAGATACCTTGCCATCATTTGCTAAAGTTGTTGTGGTGATATATGTAATATCACCTACGTTAAAGTGTTGTTGTATAGCTGTAATTGCTGCTGATTGTGTAAGTCCAACCACATTTGGAATATCATATGTAGGATCAGGAGTAGCTGGTGGTGTTCTTCCAGCAACATTCCACTTAACTGTTATAACAACATCTTTATCTGTAAATCTTTTTGGTAGCCATTCCTGGGATGCAGAACGTACCTTAGACTTGTTATTTCGGTCCCAGGCAGAGCCCGTCCAATACTTAACTCCATCTAAGTTCTTCCAATCAGTTCCATCCCAGACTTTTATCATATTAAACCCAGCGTAATGCTGCTACTTCAATCCAAGGTTGGCTTGCTATAGCAGTACCTGAGCCCTCCTTTTTGGCTTGTGGTGTAAATAAAGTTGTTCCTGCATTGATAACTGTAATAAATGAATTCTTAATTGAAGTCTTTTGTGTTCCAATTGTCTGTGCATAATCAACATATGTTGCAGCTCTTGTTGTATCTCCAGTTACATTTACAGTCATTGTAAGTCCTGTAGTTGAATCTGATCCATAAGGAGAAACTACTCCATATGATACCTGAGCTAAAAATGGTTCTGTGCTTGTCATACTAACAGCACTTAAATTTGTTAAAGCAGCAAATGTTCCAGAGTTAATTGTCTCTTGGCCGTTATATCCCTGCTTTTGTGTATTTGGAAATATTGCATCTGTGTCATACCAAATTTGACCAACTTGTGGTGCTACTGGTGCAGATGCTCCAATTTGAGCAAGTCCACCAACTTGACCCCATGATGAGTCTAGTTTGCGAACATAAAATGCTCCATCGTTTTTTACATATGCTGCATTGACATTTGTCTCTAGTGCAGCAAGTTCTGAATAATTACTTACTTGAATAACTCCATTATTTTGGACTTCAAGTATTTGGCCTGCTGTTAATACTTCATCATCAGCAAATGCGTAATATCTAATTGTCATATGAATCTACTCCTTGGGAACAATATATATTTTACCCTCCATGTATCTTGGTCAGCCAAAAATTCCATTTGAATACCAATAATTGTTAATTCTTTGGTAAATGAAGTTGGCTCTGTTTGATATTCAATGAATACTGAATCAAGTATATCAACGCCTGCTGCGTTAACTATATCATTCTTTGCATTCCATTCTATCTCCTTAACAAGCGTAGAAGGGTTCTTCCACTTGCTAATAATCTTATTAGCCCATGATGTGAGCTCTGATTCTCCCCCTCCCAAATAGAAATTTGTTTCTACGTTGAGAGCATGAGTTCCATGTTTATTAATTGAAGCTTGATCTCTATATGGACCCTTTGCTTTTGTTTCAATAACAGTGCTTGTAACCCATTGTCCATAGTTATCTCCAATAACTTCTTGGTCATAAACTTGTGTTTGATATCCCCACAAATTAGATACTTGAACTTCATTTATAATTGATTGGGTATTGTAATCAACTGATATATTCTTAAATCCATAATTAACAGCTGTTGGATCAACATTGCTAAAATGCATAACTGGTTCTGCTTCTGGAATCTCTTCAGATGCATAACAATTTAATTCATTATTCTTATCAAAATAAATAAATCCGCCTTCTGTATTTGAGGCTAATGTCAATGCCTCCCAAATGGTCTTATTTTCGTCCCAGAAGCCGTGAGTTGTTGTTCCACCATATATGTTACGTACGAGCTGTTTAGGGCCCGCAGAGACCGTTCTACCGCCATTTGAGAGTATCTCAGAGATACGCTCTGACCATGTATGTGTGGCGGAAGTAGAAATGCCTGATAGTTTAGTCATAGTTCCTTGTAGTTCACCTACTGGATCCATAACGTCAAAAGTAATTAAAGGCTTTTGCTGATCTGATCTATAGTCAATATAGATATTATCTACACGACCTTGAAATATAGTTACTGGATTTCCGCTATTCTTCCATACTAATCTAATCTTAGATCTTGGCTGCAAATATGGATTATGCACTGGATCAAGCATTTGATTTGTTGAAATAACATGTAATGAACCAACATTAACTATTGGAAGTGAATATGCTCCAGTATAAGAATCTACACCTCTGCGTAGACTCATAGACAATACTCCATTTAAAATGGATTGCCATTCATATTGTGTATCATCATTTAAATCTGCATCTGTAGCTAGATAAGCTTGTCCTAGGCTTGATTGACCAAGTATAAATACCCCGTCAATTTTTGTGCGAATTTGTAAATCTATCTCATCAAATATTTTCATCGTCTACCATTAACACCTTGGTATTTATCTAATGCTGCACTGACTACTCTGCCAAGCTCATAAGGATCTGTTCCAACTCCTGCGTTAATAGTTACGTTTACTGGTGCTCCACCACCTGCTCCTGCAAAGTTAAATGAAGGGCTGGCTAGTCTTGCACTCATGGAGTTTAAACTTGATATGGCTAATTGTTGTGCATTATCAATTCCGCCTGATAATCCTTCAACTATATTCTTACCATAACCTGCAAATAATTTTGATGGGGATCCAATTTTAAAGAAGCTTTTAAATGTATTTACAAGATTTGTAGCCACATTTTTTACTGCATTGATTGGAGCCATTGCATTTGATATGATACCGTTTACTAAACCAGTAATTATATCTTTACCCATATTAAAGAAACTTGAAGCTAAATGTCCTAGTGAACTTGTTACATTTCCAATTACATTTCCTACAGCATCTCTTATGCTTGACATAGCTGAAGATATTGCTGATCCAACATTTCTAAATGCTGCTGTTACTGCATCCCAGTTTTTAACCAATGCTACAGTTGCTACAATTACTCCAGTTATAAGCAAAGCCAATCCAGTAAATGGATTTGTTGCCATAGCTAATGTAAGTGCAAGGAATCCTGCTCTTATTGCTGCAATTAATGGACCAAGTGTTACAAAGAGTGTAACTATAGCATTTATACCTGCAGCTAATAATCCTAATGTTCCTACTAGTCCTACTATCAATGC